GATGGAGATCAGACCTTTTCCTTGACCTTTGCGGCCTTGCCAAGACGGTCGCGCAGATAGTACAGCTTTGCGCGGCGAACCTTGCCGTGGCGGACGCACTCGACATCAACGACGTTGGGCGCGTGGATCGGGAAAACCTTCTCGCAGCCGACACCGTAGGAGATGCGGCGGACGGTGATGGATTCTTCGATACCGCCGTGCTTCTTGGCGATGACAGTGCCCTCGAAAATCTGAATTCTTTCGCGGGAACCTTCCTTGATTTTGACATGAACGCGAACGGTATCACCGACCTGAACTTCAGGCAGCTCCTGCTTCATGTACTGGCTGGTCAGAGCCTTCATGAGATCCATAATTGTGTCCTCCTTCAAATTAAGAACGTTCATACCGCAAGGAAATGCCGCTGCACCTTCGTGCCGGCTGCGGCAGAGGACCATCCTTTTCACAGACCAATGTATTCTAGCACACGAGCCGCAGAAAATCAAGCGTTTTTTCAGGAAAATCCGCTTGTGAAAAAGTCAAGCATTTATTGCGCACAAATTTTCGCCTTTTATTTTGTCTAATTTTAACATGACAATATGGCCGCCGTCAATTCCCTTGGTCGGCAGCCTCCGCTTTCCCTTATTATGTTCCTCATGCCCCCTCCAGTTTCCCCCTTTCTCCCATGTGTCCCATACTGCCTACGCCGATAGCCCTATTTCCCGCAAGCAGGCCCGGAAAGCCACTTCGCTACTTATATACCCCAGTATCTTCCGGGGGTAGTTGTTTATCCATTGTTCGGTCTCTGCGATCTGTCTTGCGCTCACCTTTTCAAAGTCGGTTCCCTTGGGGTGTTTCCGCCTAATCATAATGTTGGCGTTTTCGTTGCTCCCGCGCTCCCACGATGAATAGGGGTGGCAGAAATAAACCTTTGTCCGGGGGATGGTCTTGTTGACAGCGCTGCGCTCCATCTCCTCCGCCGCCGAGAACTCAGAGCCGTTATCAACCGTAATCGTCCTAAAAATCTTCCTGAAATTCACTGCTCCGATTTTCCGCTCCAGCGCGTCCAATGCTTTAACAATGGTCTCCGCTTTGCGGTTCGGTATCAGTATGATGATCTCCCGCCGGGTCTTTCTCTCGGTCAGTACCAGAAGCGCCTTGCTGGTACTATCCTTTTTATTGTACACCGTATCCATTTCCCAGTGCCCAAACTCCTCCCGGTTCTTTACTCTCTCCGGTCTGCGTTCGATGCTCTCACCGGCAGATGCCCTGGCCTGGTCTTTCCTTGTCTTTACCTTTTTGTACCCCTGCTTTTTCTTCCCGCGCCGCGGCAAATCCACCTGTGTGATACGCAGGAATATCCCTTTTTTGATATAGCTGTAAATGGTTGCTACGGAAACAGAGGTCTTGAATGTCCGGCCCTCCATCTTTGCATACCCCAGTACAGCGGCAGGGCTGCAATCGTTGGCGATGATCGTCTCCTCGATGTATCGGGCCAATTCGTGATCTGCTCCAATCTTCAAGTCTGGCCCTTTTTCCCGTAAGTGATTTTGATACCGCTCCTCTGCGATGTCCGGGCTGTACGCCGTCACCATCTCCCAGGTGTCCCCATCCAGCCGCTCATATTCTCCCCGCTTCAATTCTCGGTAGACGGTGGAGATGTGGACGCGCAGCTTATCTGCGATCTCTCTCGGCTTCATCCCTTTGTTCAGCCACCGTTCCATTCTCAGCCTGTCGTTCTTTGTCAGGTGCTTAAATGTGCGCTCCTTGGCTTGCACTGTAATACCTCCTTCCGTGCATCCATGCGGGCGGTTTCCGGTTTCCCGGTTCCGTTCCGCTTGTCTTGTTTTGTCGCATTTTACACCCTTATGATACCCAATATTTCCCCGCTCCGCAATAGTTATTTTCACTGTTGCGTGTATAATGAAAAATCCCCCGGCTACCGCACCTGTAAGTGTGATAGCCGGGGGACATCTTTACTCTGTTTTTCTCTTTTCCCAGTTAATAATCTGCTCCAGCGCCTCTCGCAGTTTGTCATATCCAAACATAGCGGCGTAGGCGACGAACAAGCCCAGGGCTACTGCTCCGGCCACCATGTACCAGGTGACGGCCCACGCCATGATCTGACAGGCTGCGAAGAACGCCAGAAGGGTCACGGCCATCGCCACAAGAAAGGCCAGAATGTTGGTGGGTATCTTTTCCCAGGTGAGCTTTTTGAGAACCTGGGTGATGATGTTGGTGACCACCGTCAGGATAAGAGCCGCCAGCAGAACAGCGGATACCGCCAGGGGAATGTACTGCATAATGTTATCCATGTGTATACCCTCCTATTACACTTTCGTCAAATGCTTCTTGTCAACCGCGCCGGTGATAGCCCCGCTTTTCAGCGTGGATACCACCACGCGGTTCCCGTCAATGCCGCGCACATACAGCTTTGCGGCATATACCCATGCAGCAAACTTGCGCATGGTGCCGTAGATCGTTGCCGACTTGTCCATCTTCACCCGGTCGCCCACAGCAAGGGCTGCGTCAGCAGATGCCGTGGCCGCGATGTCGTCCTCGTCTACCCATCCATACACAGAAGTGCCCACCACATGATAGGGGTGCTTGCTTCCCGGATTGATGGCCGTCACCTTTGCCTCGCACGGCTTGCAGTTCTTTCCCGTCGCCGCATTGGAGCTGGTGTAGTGCTTCTTCGCCAGAGATTGCACCATCTGGCCCACCTTGTATTTCAGCGCTTCGGTTGCGCCTCCGGTTGTCGGCGGGTTCGGTGCCGGGGTTGTCGTGGTGCTTCCGCTCACAGCCGGGTTATAGATAAAGCCCAGGAAAGTGTACCCGCTCCCGGCTCCCCAGTTCCCTGCACCTTTCTTCCGGCGCTTTGTCCAGAACGGGGTTTTGCTTCCGTATCCGCTTTCGCTGGTCACGATCTCAGTTGCACTGATGATCTGCTCCACGATTGCCACATGACCCGCTCCATCCGATCCGTTCAGCGTCGCTCCCTTGCGCCACACCATGCAGGCCCCCAGCTTCGGCTCCTGACCTACGGCCAGGCCCCCGGCAAACTGGATAAAGTTTTCGGCGTTCACGGGCCGCAGATATTTGCAGCACCCGTAACCGCCGATCTCATTAAATCGCCCATAGGCATAGCCCACGCAGTTGGAAAGGGTGTTGCACAGCGCGTCCGCCGGCTTTCCCTTGATGGCGTCCGACCATCCTCCGCTCGCCTTGGTGATGTAATATTTGTTGCCCGCCTCCGGTCGGGTCAGTCTCGGCTTGAATGTTCCCACAGCTTGTCCCTCCTTGGGTTTTGCGTACCTGTCATAATACTTCTGCCCGAACGAGGCCCGGCGCTTTTTCGCCGTCTCGCTCTGATCTGCCGGGCGCTCAAATTGCAGCAGGACTGCATCTGATGCCTGCCGGACGCTTCCCACCGTTTTCAGCGTGGTCAGAACGGCTTTGTAACCCTCACGCAGCTCTTTCATCAGGAAATCAAGCTGCATCTCCAGGTCTCCGATGCTCCGGCCCGCCGCCTTGGAAAAATTGAAAAGTCCCTGTTTCCGGCTCCAGTAAGTCCACTGTGCCAGCCCATACCCGGCGCAGTCCCGCACGAACCCGGTATAGGTTCCTCCGTCAACCGCCGCCGTGTATGAGGCGTCCGTCATACCCAGCTTTTTTTCGTAGGTGTTTTGCAGGTTGTCCGGTCGCAGGCCGCTTTCTGCATACAGGTTTCCCATCAGCCCAGCGGCTCCACAGTCGTTTAACCCTGCGCCTTTCAGGTAGTTCCAGATTTTTTCCTCATTGTTCCTGCCGTTCAGCACGATCTATCCCTCCTTTACGGTTCCTCTGTCTGTTGCATGGCCTGCTCCATCGCCTCCCTTTCCCGTTTCATATCCTCCCGCTGCCACCGTCTGTCCTGCCGTTTATCCTTGTTGGTCTTTATCCAGCCCAGGATACCGCACTCCCCGCCCAGTGTGGCAAACACACAGGTTACAAGGGTATCCGGCACCGAGCCGTAGACCTGGAACAGCCGTATCATGGTAACGGTAAAGATAACCAGACAAATAAAGACGAGCAGCAAGATCAAGTCCATCGTTCCGATGCGCTTCTTCTTGCGTTTCGTCTTTTTGTTCACCCGCCGCCCGGCCATCTCAGCCCTCCGGGATATGCGGGTGGGCGCTTTTGTTCAGGTGCTTGTCCAACCTCGCCAGTGCATCCTTGCATGGCCCGTTGCACCCCTGCTCCACAAGCCCTTGCAGAGCGCCCCGTAGTCCGTAGCAGATCAAGGTCTGCTCCTCCTGCATGGCGTTGATGAACTCGTTCTGCTTCTTGTTGTTCTCCAGCACCTTGTACACGGCCACGACCGCCGCCACCAATGCCCCCAGTGCGCTCAGCAGGCTTGCTGCCTTGATGATAAAGTCCGCGTCGATGTACATTCCCTCGTCCTCCTGCGTATCAGCCCATCCAATCGGTTCCGCCGATGGCCTCACGGTATGCCTTATCGGCTTCCGCGATCTCGTCCCGCCCGGTCTCCGTGTCGCCCAGTTCTGCCAGCCTCGTTGCCAGAACACGGATGGCTTTTGCCTGGATTTCTGTCACCGTCTCCAGTTCAGCGATGATCTGCAAATGGCTGCTCATTCTTTCGCCTCCGACCATCCGCTGACGCCGGGTTCCCACACATTCGCATCCACATCACTGACCCAGTGCTTCCCGTTGTGCGACACCTTTGCCCCTTTGGCGTAGGCGTCATGCGCTCCAAGCGGCTGGCTCCATTCCGGCCACTCCTCCGCA